GTAAGAAAGGCAAATCCTTCAAGACGGTTTCGCTCTGTGGCAAATTGGGTGGCAGGCTTTACGTCATCAAGACTTTCCTGGCACAGGCGCTCAATGCGGAGTTTATTGACTGGTATGTCCGGATGCTTGAATTTGTCGGGGGCAAGACCAATGTCTATTGCTACATGGAGAACAACAAGCTGCAGGACCCTTTCTTCCAGCAGGTGTTCAAACCGCTGGTGGCAAAAGTACGCCGCGAACAGAAGATTGCGCTGTTCATCCGGGGCGACGAGGAGAAGAAGACGGACAAGGCTACGCGTATCGAAGCCAACCTCGAACCGCTCAACCGCGAAGGGAACCTCATCCTCAACGAGGCTGAACGGGACAATCCGCACATGAAGGAACTGGAGGACCAGTTCAAGCTGTTCACACTGACCATGCGCTATCCTGCCGACGGACCGGATGGGGTCGAAGGGGCAAACCGCATCATCGATGAGCTGATCAGGCGCATTGAACCGCCCGTATTCCGTTCACGGAAGGATGTAAGAAAGCGGAACAAGAAAAGATTATGACAACTTTAAATTAAAAAGAAGACGAATATGGAGATTAATAAAATTTACAACGAGGATTGTTTGGAAGGCATACAAAAAATTGCATCAGCAAGTATAGATACTATAATAACCGACCCTCCTTACTTTATTGGAATGACACACAATGGGAAAAAGGGGAATTATAATGACTTGATTATAATGAAACCTTTTTTCGATTCACTTTTCAGTGAATTTTCAAGAGTAATAAAGGAAAATGGGAAGGTATATATATTTTGTGACTGGCGTACTTATGCCTTTTATTATCCTTTATTGTTAAAACATATTAGTGTGCGAAATATGCTTGTATGGGACAAGATAAGCGGTCCAGGTAGTAGCTATGCCTTTACTCACGAATTGATATTATTTGCCGAGAAAGACACTCCATACATGAAGGGGAGTAATATTTTTCGGATTCCCGGTTTTTCTGCAGGAGCGAAAAAAACGAATGGAGAAATGCTCCACCCGACACAAAAACCTGTGGAAGTCATAGAAAAGCTTATTACGGATTCTACTAAAGAAGGTGATTTAGTACTTGACTGTTTCATGGGTTCAGGCACAACCGCAGTAGCTGCAAAAAAACTTAACCGGAATTTTATCGGCTTTGAAATACAAGAAAAGTATATCACTATATCTGAGAATCGATTAAAACAAGTCGAAATACTACCGACTTTCAATTTTTAATAATCTTAGCAGACCGATTATGAGCAAATTTGTAGAACTCACCGATTACGATGCAAGCATCCATCGCGACATCCTTGACGCACTGGTACGCGAAGACGAAACGGTCATTGAGGTTTGCGAGGACAGGGCCATTGCCGAAATGCGGTGTTATTTGAGCAAACGCTACGACTGCAACAAGATTTTTGCGGCCACCGGGGACAACCGGAACCAGCTCGTGCTGATGATGGTCATCGATATGACGGTCTATCACATCTTCTGCATCCACAACCCGCAGAAACTTTCCCAGGTACGCAAGGATCGTTACGAACGGGCGGTGGAATGGATGAAGGCGGTGGCCGACGAGGACATTTCAATCGAAGGGGCTCCGCTGCTGCCCGAGGAACAAAGGGCGGGCAGGTCGGATTTCCGCATTCAAAGCAACCGCAAACGAACGAACCACTGGTAAAAAGCAAGCATCATGAAAAAGAAAAACAGAAAAAACAACAAAGCCGGCATCATCACCGTAGGGGGAAACTTCACGTTGCCGGGACAAAAGAGACCGAATGTGATTGTGCTCACACAGCCCAAACGCTTCGGGCTGGACATTTCCGACTACATGGCAGCCGTAAGGGCGGCCGAGAATGTCGATTTCTCGCGACGTTACAAACTTTATGACCTCTACGAGGACATTCTGATGGATACCCACCTTTCCTGTGTGCTCGAAAAGCGAAAGAATGCCGTGCTGTGCTCCAACATGGAATTCCGGGTGGACGGGAAGCCCGACGATAAAATCAACGAACAGATACAGTCGCCCTGGTTCAACCGGCTGGTGGGTGACATCCTTGATGCGAAATTCTGGGGCTTCTCGCTCTGCCAGTTCTACAAGCTGCAGGAGTGGGTGGATTATGACCTGGTACCGCGCAAGCATGTGGATCCGGTCAGGGAACTCATCCTGCGCCACCAGACGGACATTACCGGCCATTCCTGGAATGAATATACCGACCTGCTTTTTGTGGGTTCACCGTCCGATTTGGGGCTGTTGGCCAAGGCTGCACCTTGGGTCATTTACAAACGTAACACCACGGGCGACTGGGCACAGTTCTCCGAGGTATTCGGCATGCCCATACAGGAATATATCTATGACTCCGACGACGACGAGTCCCGCCAGCGGGCCATGGAGGATGCGGCCAACGCCGGAAGTCTGGCGCAGTTCTTTCATGCCAAGGACACGGAACTCAAACTTACGGAAGCCGGAAACAAAACAGGGTCTGCCGATGTCTATGAACGCCTCTGCGAACGGTGCAACAACGAAATTTCCAAACTGATACTGGGCAATACGCTGACAACCGAATCGTCCGAAAAAGGCACACAGGCTTTGGGTACGGTTCATAAGAAAGTAGAGGACAAGGTACTGGAGGCTGACCGGAAATACGTGCTCAACGTGCTGAATTACGACATGACGGACATTCTGCTGCGCATGGGCATCAATACTGAAGGGGGGACATTCTGCTTTCCGGAACCGAAAGAAACGGATGCCGGTACCAAAATATCCATCCTCACGCAGCTGAAGAAGAACTTCAACATCCCCATCGACGACGATTATCTCTATGAGGAATTCGGTATCGACAAACCGGCCAATTACGAGCAGCTGAAGGCGGAACAAAAGACGGCTGAACAAGCCGACCGGATTCCAAGCCCGAAGAAGGAGCCGGAGCCAGCGAATAAGGGACGGGATGATGAACCGACACCGAAACAGAAAAGAAACTTCCGGAACTGGCTCAAAGGTTTTTTCGTGAAAGCCCCGGCAGACGGGGCAGCTTTAGACTGGTAGTCGACAGACTGTATGCGGCTGATAATGGCAGCGTCTCCATGGAGTTTGACTTCTCCGAAGAGGTGCTGCGGCGTGCCTTGCTGAACATATACAGCAGGGACTTTCATCCGGCAACCGAAATCGAAATCAACCTGTTCAATGAAATATGGGCAAAGATGGACAAGGCGGCAAAGGAAGGGTTCAGCAAATCCAAGGCCATTACTCCGGACGAGGATTTCAGAAATGCCATACTCCGGAACAATGCCGTATTCTCGGCATTCAAGGTACATCGTATGCAGAATGACATGGCACGACTTTTATTGGATTCAAACGGCATTTTAAAACCGTTCGACAAATGGGTACAGGAAGTCTTGCCCATTGCTTCCCATCAGGTTCGTCACTGGCTGCGGACGGAGTATGATACGGCGGTCATCCGGGCGCATCAGGCGGCTGACTGGCAACAGTTCCTGCGCGAACGCGATATTCTGCCCAACCTCAAATGGCTACCGTCCACCTCCATTCATCCGGGGGCTGACCACCGCCCGTTCTGGAATACCATCCGGCCGATTGATGACACGTTCTGGAACATCCACCGACCGGGCGACCGGTGGAACTGCAAGTGCGACCTCACTGCCACCGACGAGGAGCCGACACCACTTCCGGACGAAGACGACAAGAACAAGCCCCAGCCCGGACTGGATAACAATCCGGGAACGGACGGCAAACTGTTTTCCGACAATCATCCATATCAGGCAGAAGCCCACAAGGGTGCCCATAAAGCGGTGGATAAACTTATGGCCCGTATTGACGAGATGATTGCGGAAATGCCGGACTACCTTACCGGGGAGGAAAAAATGGCCATTGCCCGGAACAACCTCGAAATGGAAAAGGCTCTTAAAATCAAAAAAGGAAAACCTATGGATGTGGATAAGGCGGATAAACAGAATGCGAATCCCAAACACGTGGACGAGTATATTCCTGATCCTAACGGGATATATCGTGATAAAAGGGGAAACAGATACCGGAAGAACAGCGATTACGATAAAAAACGGGATACTCCATACAGTATCAACTGCCAGACTTGCGCACCGGCATACGCTTTACGATTACGTGGATGGGATATTACCGCCAAAGGCAATGTCGCAGGGTCTAAACTTGAATACCTGAGTAATGGACGTGCTTTTGAAGTCTGGAAAAACACCGACGGTACTCCGGCGCAACATATAAGTATAAACAGCTGGCTTGCGCACAAAGGGTACTTGAAAATGACCCCTAAAAGGTACATGGAGTATTTCAATGAGGTATGTAAGGAAGAAGGCGTGTATGAATTGAGTATCGGCTGGAAAAGCGGGGGCGGGCATGCTACAATCCTGCAACGGTTTGCGGATGGTGAACTAAGGTATATCGAACCCCAAAGCGATAATTCTGCCGGTTCAGGAATGGAATGGAAAGACGTAAAATATTTATGTGAAATAGGAGCTGCGACTTCCCACAACTGCAGGGGAGTCCTGAGAATTGACAATAAGCTATTCGATGTCTCCTTCCTCGATATTTTCGATACATGAATCGATAACGTCAAGGGATAACGGACCGGTTATTTCGGTTGCGTCTTTACCGTCATACAGATAGACGAAAGGATAACCGGTACAGGAGTCCCCCGGAAACTTGAACACATAGGCTTCCTGGCCTTCATAAATACCAAGGTATTCGAAGGTGTCACCGTATTGCTCAATAAGTACACGGGCCTCGTTCTTTACTTGTTCCGGTATATTCATAACGCATAAAAGGCATATTGGAAGCCTCGGTTGCAAAGTTATAAATTATTCTTGAATTACTGATGATTATGGACATAAAAGATTTTACGGAAATGATAAAGCGGAAACGTGACAGGCTGGACAGTATGATGCGCCGCAAAATGCCAGTCATGGTAGGACGAATGGCCAAAGACCATTTTCAAGATAACTTCCGGCAGGGTGGATTTGTCAATGGCGGTCTTCACCCTTGGCCCAAAGCCAAACGGCTGTCCTCGGGAGGTTCCGATGCCGCCAGCAATTATGGAACGCTGCTCTCCGGCAGGAAGCATCTGTTCAAATCGGTCGGATATACACCTGCAGACTACCGGGTAAGGGTATTCAACGAGGTGGTCTATGCACCCATCAACAACTGGGGCGGGGAAATCGATGTCACCGTCACAGACCGCATGAGGCGCTTTGCATGGGCCAAGTTCTACAAGGCTTCGGGAAAAAGAAAAAAAACCGGCACAGGGCAAAAGAAACGCGTCAAACGACGTTCCAAGCCGAAGGAACTGAATCCGCAGGCACAGTTCTGGAGGAACATGGCGCTTACCCCAAAAAAGAAACTGCACATCCGCATCCCGCAGCGCCAGTTCATGGGCGAAAGCGAAGAATTGAACCGGCGTATCCGGGAAAAGGTGGACCAGGAAATTACCAACATTTTAAACCAATAACGATATGGACGAAATTTTTATCGCAATCATGGAACAGATTGCACAGGAAATGCCGGAACTCTCTCTCATCGACGAGGACTACGGACAATTGGAAATGGGAGCAGAAGAAGACCAGTACCCGGTCACTTTCCCTTGTGTATTAATCGGAAATACAAACTCCGACTGGCACGACCTCGGATACGGGGCACAGAAAAGCGAATCCGCACTGACCGTCCGGCTGGCCATCGATTGTTACGACGATACAAGCTACGCATCCGGCACGTATGACAAGGTGAGGGAAAGGCAGCAGCTGGCCAAGAAATTATACAAGTCGCTGCAGTGTCTGCAATGCACGGACAACGCTTCGCCGCTGGTACGCGAGAAAAGCCGTTCGTATGCCATGCCGCATTACATCAAGGTCTATGAAATGACGTTCTCATTCACACTGCACGATGAATCGGCCATGCCGTCATCTTATGGGGAATAGTTCCAGCTGGGCGGCAGTCAGACGGGGGGCTTTCACCTTGGGAACAGGCTTCAGATTGTAGTCTGTTCCCTCACGTGATTTCCGGCGGATGATGGTCATGATACGTTCCTCGGATATAAAGAATTCGCGCTCCGACAACACTTTTAAAGCATCGTCGAACCGCAACCGCTGTATTTCTGTCCAATAGTAGTAACGACGGCATAGTGCCTCGTCACGCAGCTTGATCAGTTCTTTATCCCGTCCTTTGCCCATACATTTTATTTCTCTTACAAAAATAACTGATTTCCATCTATTTTAAGAACAAAAGCGCCGCAATTATAACAACTGCGGCGCTTTCTGTTTATAGGGTTAACGGGTTTCGGTTACAAACGGCAGAAACTGGGTTCAATGCGGGTCCATACGCCGTTTTCAGGGTTGCGGCGGCTGAAGTAGTAGTTGGTGGCATTGCGCTGCACTACATTAGCTTCCTTGAACAGGCGCATGATGTCTGCATACTCTTCATCGAACTTATCTTCCAGTTCATACAGCTTTGAAATGCTCTTGTAGTCCAGGTCGCCCATCTTGTTGCGCTCCAGCAGGGTCATGGCCATCTGATACATCGGATCATCAGAACCTTTCTCGCTGTTCTGCATGTAGCGCTTCAAATAGTCAATCAGACGGTCGGCTGCCATGTCGGCTCGTTCATCGAAGCCTTTCACCTTGTTGCTTTTCACTTCCAGACGGAAGTCTCCGTCCGTAATGGTATAGCTGCGCTGTTCGTCGCTTTTCACCTGGCCGTATTCCTTCATCACCTTGGTAAAGGCATCGGCTTCTTTTTCCAGCCATCCGCGAAAGCCTTTGACATCCTCAACCAGTGAGGTAACTTTCGACTTCACGTCTTGCATAAACTCACCGCGTAATGCCTCGTAAGTTTCACGACGGGCGATGCGGTCCTCTTTCTCTTCTTGCTGCAGCTGGGCCATGAGGGCTGCTCGCTGTTCTTTACTCAGGGACTTGACGTCCACACTTTGATTGTTCTTTTCCATGTTTAAATCATTTTGAATGTTCATTACTTGTTTTTATTCCTCCTCGTTATCCTGCATTTCCGGTTCATCGTCTATCAGCATGGCCTCCCCATTGGCATACGCCCAGTCGGCCAGTTCGTTGAAAAACTCGGCTGCATCCTGGTTCTCCAGATCGGATGTCGTAAGGGTCACGTCTTTTCTGATGCGCTCAAGCGCTTCATGTGCTTTTTTATCCATATTGTTCTATTTATCGGTTAAACCTCCTTTTCGTTGGATAGCCCGCAGTTTGATGGCCAGTTGTTCCAGCTCCGCTGTACTAATCTGAACAAAGGGTTTGCCGGCTATCCGAGGGTTGTTGCAGAATTCGTTCACCCGGTTCCAGTCAGTGGTGTCTATACCCAACTGTTGCATCAGCTTCAGACATACGCTGCGTTTCCGTCGCAGTTCCTCGCGAAGTTTCTGCCGCCATTCATCCTGCCCGGTCAGTTTCTCCAAGGCACAGCAGCAGGCTTCATATTCCTTGGAAGTCATTTCACGGAGGCTTTCCGTACGGTCCCACGTGTACTGCAGAACGATTTGCTTCTTTAGCCCTTCCCGGTCTCCTGTACAGGGCAGCTTGTTGAACAATGCGTAGAACCGGGCGAAATTGGTTACTTCCTGTGCCATATTATGATGATTTTATGTTATTCAAACAATACTTTAATGCCACACGAACTGGCCACGTCAAGTTCCAGCTTGGCTCCCTTGCTCAGTTCCCAGTCCTTCAGCATATAGATATAGTCACAAGCCAACAGCAGGGCAATGTCGGCCCGCATGTGGGCTCTCCAATGAGCTTCATCCGGCAATCCGTTCCTGAAAGGGTTTACAGGATCATAGCCTTGTGCCTTCAGTTCCTCCTCGGCACGGCTGAAGGCTTCCTTGCGCTCATTCATATCATAGTGCGCGATGGCTCCGCTGATGTACACTTTCCCGGCACCGGTCACTTCACCACGTTGAAAAGCCTTGTGTCGTTCCCACCGTTCCGGAACCACCACACTGTAGTTGCACGATTGGCAGCAGCAGCCTTCTTCTTTCACCGGGAACGGATTGTATCCGTAGCC